TTACGGTCTTTTTTTGTGCTCTCTCCTCCACATTAGACTCAAAATCGGAAGCATCAAACTTATTACTAATAGGCGAGCGTGCATTAATTACACTATACCAAAGGCCATCAAGCAGGTCATCGTTCTTGCCTTTTGGGAAATGAAACATTTCATCTACCAATTCTTGGTGTTGTTTTTTAATATATAATTTCTTTCTATTAACGATAGGGCATAATGTGGCTTCTATCCTATCTTCCTTCTTTATGCCGGTTGGTGGTCTAACCCCCATAGCTATCCCCGGCGCCATCTTCCTATCTTTACCCTCCAAAGCATTCACGGCATCTCTAATCACACCTTGAGCCCCTACGTGTTCCACATTGGCCCTGCGCAAAGGTTGATACATCTTAGCCCATTCAAATATCTTTTTTGGCATATCGTACAAAGGGAAGTGTTCGCGGAAGTATTCAAGTATATAAAAATTCTTATCGCTATCTATCCCCACCACCATTATCACTTGATAGTCATGTTGCGCAGATGATTCATAAGCCAAATCTACACCCATATACACATTAATCGGGATAGCATCTTCCTTGGTCACGACATAGGCTTGATTGTTTTTAGATTCAAACCTACCGTCATAGTAATTAATCCTATCTATTTTAAATTTTGCAGAATCAAGGTCTCTCGCATCATTCATATATTCTTGTGCAAATTTATGCGTAAGCCCCTGCTCTATATACCCGCGCTTTATTTCTTTTAATTTTTCTTTATTAAAGTAATCGGGCCACAAGGCTTTCCCATCTTCAATAGCCCTTCTAAATATCACATCCCAAGTATAATCTTCATCAGCATCAATCGCGTTAGAATATCCATCATATATTGATTGTAAAAATGAATCATAGTGTACAATCGTCCCAATCAACCATACCGAACCTTCATTACCTTTAGATTCTTCCAAAGCGGGCATAACAGTAGACATAACCCATTCTTTAATTTCCATCCTACGTTCGGGTGTTTTGGTGTTCAATTCGGATTCAAAGTCATCAAGTACAATTTTAGTATACCGTAGACCAAGTTCCGATCTACCGCGCAATCTTTGCGTAGTGCCTTTGGATATAATTCTATCACCCTTTGAGGTGGTTATTTCCTTTTCAGTCCACTTCTTCCCGACAATATCACCAAAATAATAATTAAATGCAGGATTAAATTCTATATGCGATTTAATATATTTTAAATGATCTACCGCCTGACTTTGTTCTTCCGATACAAATGCTATAAACTCACGCTTTTCTTTTGGATTGAAAAACAATTTATAAAGAAGCGATGCTTTTACATAAGTTGACTTTGCGTGCCCGCGAGGAATAATAGCGCATATACGCTTATTAGATTCATCTAATAAGAGACCCCCTAATTCATAATGGAATGGGGCAGGTGTGCTTTTCATGAAATCTTCGGACAAAAACAATTGACCAAAAGTGACTAAATCCTTAGATGCTAATTCCAAAACCCTTTCTTTTTCTGAAAGGTCATTTGGTATTATATTAAATATTTCTATCTTGTCGCTTATTCCAATCACCTCCTTCTATCACCTCGAACACAGTTTCATTGGCTAACAATAAATCCCCCGCTACATACAACCAAGCACGTTCTTTTCCCCCATCATCCATCTTTACATTCGTTCGTACACGTCTATACATCCCAGACTTGACCCCTTCATACATATCGTATGTATTTAAATCTTCCTTGGTAACATCAAGAACTTCTACAATTGTCCCTTTACCTTTTTCATTATAAATTACAGCGGGGAACCTTGTGTGCCCGGGATATACAAGCGTAGTATTTTCCACTACACCTTTATTGTCCGATCCCCTTCTTAATGTCCCATATACCGCTAATTTTTCAGATCGCATAGTCTAATGTCCCTTCTAACCAAGGTTCTATTTCCGAAGGTTCTAATTCTATTCCGCTATACATGGTCAAGCAATCCTTACAAACAACGCAATAAGAAGCCATCCTATCACCCTTAGAATCAAAGTCCCTTATTATGATTTCCCCTTCGGTACTTTCAAACCATTCAGTGTCTATATCATGACCGCATACAGCAGTCATCATGTATTCAAGCATCTCCATATCGATATATCAACCCCGGCATTTCTATTTCAAGTTCATTATCATACAAAGTAAAACATTCAGAGCATTGCACATGTAAATTTTCTTCATCCAAATCATACCATATAGACGAATAATCCATCATTGGAAATTCGCAAATGACACAATTCTTATTTTTCAACTTCTTGCGAAGCTTCGATGAGTTTTCTCTGACCACCTTCTGAGATAGCATCCAGTTGTTCCTTTGTAAACCCTTGAAATAATGTTATTGATTCAGACCGTTTTTCAGTATCCATCATACCACTAATTTGCATTAATGTTTTGATTGCTGAGATCTTGTCTTTGTCTTGTGATTCGTCCTTGTCTACGATGGCTCGCATCTTCTCTAGCAAATACAACGGAGTTATATCCGCTTCATTTAGAACCTTATCTACTTCTTCTCTTATCACTTTTTGTATCCTATCAGTTTTAATTAACTTCTTCCCACGATGCTCGGCATGCCCTTCCTTGTTGGTCGGGAATGCCTTCATATACGCCTCCGCTATACCATCACCCTTAACAATATACTTCGCAAAAAGAAACTCTCTTGATGTTAATTGCTTCTTAGTCATATAATGCTCATGTGGTTTTAGTCTGGATACAATACCAAAAGAATATATATTCTCCCTTAATTCACCATCCATTACAGCACCTTTAGAGCATACAAAAGAACCCAAGATAGTTCTTATATAATGATTCATAAGTTTTCTTGTACTCGGATGTCTTAGTTCACCGCGCCTTAAAACTTGGAAGATTTGTCCATCATCGGCTTTTACCCACTGATCTTCTTCGCCGTTCCGCCAATCGTCGACAAGTCCTACATTCGGATTATATTCTTCAAATTCTCTTTTGTTCTTATATCCAAAATGTAAGACATTTTTTATTTTTCTACTAACCATACTGTAATATAAGCTTAAAACACCCAAAAGTCAAGTGTTTTTTATCTAGCTATACTTCTAAGTTCGGTTCCGTTAACATTCATATTAGTCTTACTTCTTATAAATGGAGACCCGCAACCACCACATCGGTACACCGGGAATTCATTAGCACTTGTAAAATAGGTAGCCAATATAGGGGACAAGCTTTCGCTCCCACAAGTTGGGCAAACATCGTCATCCATAAGGACACCTAAGTTTGGATGGTTTCTAATGTATGGTCTTAACTTAAGATATACTTGTTCCAATCCCACAACATCACGTTTATTGTATTCAAGCATTTCTTGCAATCGCGCTTTGTCACCATTCATACAATCTATCCATAGTTGAAATTCGGTATTTAGTTTTTCCGCCAACCCGAAGTATTTAGTTAAGAAGTCTTGCTTATTCGAACTAAACGCAAATTCCTTTCGCGCAATCTTCAAGGTATCTATTGACTTGTAAGGTGCGGGAGGCAACATATCGTTCAATATGAATCTTGCATTAAGTTTCCTAATATCAAAGCGATCACCATTATGTGCCACCACTATATCCGCTTCATCAAGTAATTCCCATATGGATTTAAGTATCCTTGAGTCATCACCCGCTACGGCTTCCTTTGGTGTAAGCACATCAGATAACACTACCTCGTCATAAAGCCATTTTGCCGACCAAGATAAAATATACCAAAACTTTTGGTGTCCAGCGTCATCTCTCATCAAATTTGTGGGCGGGACGTATTGTTTGCCAAAATCCCATACCCATACCGGCATTGGCGTTGTTTCTATGTCAAACATTAATATTTTAGGTAATACTGTCAAGTCACTAACATCCGTAGGCCTAGTCCACCCCATAGACTCAATTTTACGTGTTACCGATTTGTACGTGCGCATAAAGCCCGCATTATCCAAATCATAGCATATATTACGGACACTTTTCATTGTACGCCTATATTGACTTATTATTTCGATTTCATCATTTGACCACTTCATACTATTTTCCTCGCTTTATTACGAAAAATAACATTTTCAACAATATTGATTCAAACCATAAGAGTATTAATCTCACCGATAATCCTCAATCATTTGTACCGTTAAAGCGTATCCAGCTATATCTACCAAATTATCACGCTTATGTTTATTCACTTCCCTACTTAACTTTACCGCCACCATACACAAACCAACATCCTGAGGGCTAACTTTAGTATCCAAAATTGCAGACCACATTTTAGCCGTCTTACTAAAATCCTCGATTGGATGCCCGTAGTTTTTACCACGAGCACCATTAACCAAGTACTTAGCTTCATCTAATATCGATTCTACTTTATCTTTCGCCACAAGTATTCTCCTACGCCTAATTGATGAAATCCATTTGCCAAACATTCAATTGTATTCTCATCGTGCGCACAACCGGTATTATTGAATATTACATGGATTACCTCATGTAAGAATGTTTCCATCTTCCTAGATGTGTTCATTTGTTTATCTAATTTAATCACACACGAGCGCGGGTCATTAACCCCAAGCAAGTATTTACCTTCACGGCCTTCTTTTTCGCCGTCCATGTATACTACCTTGTAATCGTGCCCGCCGATGTTTAGCACACGCTTTCTCGATTTCTTCATTCTCTTTGTCGATTTCTTCATATTCTCTCTTCCCGTTCCCATATGCGGGAACTGTTGTACTCATTACCGTAGGTTCATAACCATGTTCTTTATTCTTAACTTCGTTTATTATATCTTCAATAAACTTAACAGGTCTTAGTACCGCTTCTTCCGGTGTCATCTTAGCCATTCTATTTTTCCTTTATCCCCGGTACGACTATATTATCAAAGTAATCACACCCTTCATTTACCTTACAACCCTTTCCAGAATAATCACTATCCATGTAAAAGAAAAGATTATTGTCCCCATCTCTACCAAACATGCACCCTAAACATTTCCCATTATCCCAATTCGCACAATGCTTAGTCGCCTTTTTCTTTAGATTTATTTTCATCTTAGATTTTTCTATCTTCAATCATAGCAAGAATATATAACACACCAAACAACTTTCCTAATACTATTTTAAAAAACTTTTTTAAAGAAAATAAAAAAAAGACTTGACAAAGTACCCTTTTTCCCTTAAATTATAAGTAGAACTAAGCAATAGGGCTCTTATATATATATTATATATACTCTCTTACTTCTTATACTATCGTATAAGAATAAAGAAAAACATATACTAACGTATATGCAAAAAGAAAGGTTTTGCAATGAGTGGGAAAGGAGATAGGGATAGAACGACGGATAGAACCGCATATAAAAAAAATTACGAAAAAATTTTTAAAAATAAGAAAAAACGTATTATTAAAGATAAATCCCAAATTCGTCCAAATTAGTTGAAAAAACTACATATTGGTATCTATATACCAAGAAATCATAAAAGTCCCGTTTAGACCGCAAAGAATTGCAAATAGACCTATATCTATATTATATCACACCCCAAGTGGTTAGAGCTACTAACCAGATAATCATAAAACTAAAAAAAATCTATGAAAGTTGATTGATTTGTATTATATTCTATATATAAAAAAATAGAAAAAATTGTGTGGTTGTCTTTTATGCATTTTTCCGCACCCCTCCCGAATTGTTTCGCTCTTGGTTTTTTGGTTGAAAAAAACGTATTTTAAGATATGAATATCCTATTATATATTTATAAATAGTATTTATATAAGATAACTTGGTCTTCTTTAATGATTTCTCGGCCGAATTTATAGTTAAATAAGATAACTGGGTCTTCTTTGAAGTTGATTGGCCCAATTTAATAGTTAAATAAGACTTCTGTGTCTTCTTATAATTTTCTGATCCGATCTAATAAGACTTCTGTGTCTTGTTATCCTTATATTATTTTAATTTATTTTATTTATTATGGAACTTTTTGTAGTTTTATTTCGTATAATAAGAAACGCCCCGAAAAACGGGGAGTGCTAACTAACAAAAGAGGTCTAAAATGACTGTTGAAAATAAAAAAACTCCTATCACTCAAGCGAATTGGGATAGTTTAGTTGAGAGTGGTGTAAACCCTGAGGATTTGAATTTTAGGGTAAAAGGAAAAAGGGAGAAAAACATACTCCATGCACCAAACGAAACGCAGGAAAAATACCGTGAGATTCAAAAGCTCGTGAAAGAGTGCGAAACTTGGGAGTATAATGGCAATGTATATGCGATCCGAAGCAATGCTTTTCTTAAGACTAAAAAATAAGTAGAGTATTAGGGAAAACAAGCCTCGTCATTAATTTGGCGGGGCTTTTGGGGTACACAGACTAATAAACCTAATAATTTTAGGAGATTAGATATAAAAGCCTAAAATTGTTAAGAGATTAGATAAAATGAGCTAACTAAATAAAATAAAATGGAGATTAAATGCGAACAGAAATAGATAAATATATAGAGGGAAACAAAACTAATCTGCCACCGATCCGACTTGAGATTGAGTCGAGTGATAATGGATATAATCTGACTTTACCGACAGGTGCAATAATGGAATTGCCCTCGTTGAAGTTATGCGAGAAAATAATAGATATTTTCAAGAATAAGACACAATACAGAAATCAAACCTTTATCCTCTATGATTATGATACAAAGACGGAATATTCTGATTTTAGGATATTCACAGAATACTTAGAAGCCTGTCACGAAGCAATCAGATTTAAAGCAAGCGTCAGAAAACATAGACTAGGAAATAGAAAATATTTTCCTCGTAAGGTGAAGAAAGTAGACCCAAAAGTTTTGAGGCCGTATGAAAGAACTTGGTAAAATAGCAGGATATATATTACTTTGCTGTGTTTGGGCTTTCATAATATGGACAGTATTAAACAATATATGATATGTGTCCAGAGTGCTGAGTATCACTTGCACAAAAAAAACTGCTCAAAGTTTAGATCGAAATTACAAGTTAAGGAGAATAGATGAAAAGATAAAGCAACTATAATCACCGCTCGTCTGAATGGCAGATTGGATGTGAGTTCAAATCTCATCGAGCGGACTAATTAGAATAGGAGAACGAAGATGATAGATGGAATAGTAAGGATAGCAGGGTCTATCTTTATCGCAGGCATAGGTCTGGTGGCATTTGCTTTTGGGACTATGATATTAACAGTTTTTATAACGGAATTATATAACCACTTTTGGAGGAAATAATGGAATCTTGCTGGAATTGCGTATCTGATATTGATGTAGATAAAAACACCGTATATGATAGAGAAGGAAATCCATATTGCAGTATTTTATGTCTATATAATCACGATTCACTGCCGTTTGATACAGTGATAATACGTGATGTATTAGATAAAGAAAAAGATGCTCTTGAAGAAATGAGTATACCTTTGGACTCAGATAGCCATATTAATTCAGTAGATTATTTAATTACTAAAGGATGGGTAGAGGCACTTGAATGGGTTCTCGGCGATACCTTACGCAGATGATTAGATATTTTCACAACAGATGCCCTCATATATATAAATCCCAACTGGTGGAATGGATGGTGAAGAGGTTTGGTCTTTCTAAAACCTGTGCGAATCAATATACATCTAACCAGATCAGGGCAATTTGGTATAAGGAAAGCAAAAAGAGGAAAATATTAATATGAACCCCAAAGAGTTATTTGAGAAATATCCAGATGAGCCTATAGAGATAGAATGTAGCCATCCTGTGATTATGATTGGCGGAGATGGGACTATTTATTTGAGAATACATCAAACAGATTTAAGCTATGCGTTGAAGAGTAATTTAAGTTTTAAGGATTTTATAAAGTATACAGAAATGGAGAATAAAAAATGATATGTCCTCACGGAGGTGGTATACTCCACTTAATAATAGATTTTATAACAATAGCTTTACCAGTATTATTCCCATTTATAACAACGATAAGGAGAAATAGACTATGAATTTAAGGGTTAAAGCCAGAGTAGGCGATAAGGTTATATTAACACCTAGGGCAGGATACGATGATGGGATCAGATGGGGACAAATAACATCAATCGGTGATGTGGGGATACGTAGATATAATATAATTACTGATGATACGATAACTCGCAAATATAGTAAATATGAATTTATTATTATGCCCTTGCACAAGGGAGATATAAGAGGCGGAGCTATATTAGACATGGACTCTGTGTATGGTGATTATTTCTACATTATAAGAACCATAGATGGTGCTCCTGATCTTATATTTTCAAAAAAAGAAGAACAATACTATGAATTTGGAGACATATTTGCGGGGCATGAGGAAAGTTATACCCCACAGGTGTTAACACATACTGATTATTTATCGCACCCACTGTCAGATGATACATTATTAGACTGTGTAAAGATATTTGGATCATGTTTAAGATCTGTTTATAGACAGATAAACATTTGTGGTCTCTGCGAAGACGCCGCCGCTGATAATCATTTCTATAGTACTGACGGAACTAATTACAATCGCTATTGCAGGAGTTGTGCGGAGGAAACCAATTATACTTGCTATGACTGTCATAATTCTTACACAATAAGTCATATGTCGAGATATATTTTCAGACGTAATTTTTGGTGTGCAAGATGTTTTGAGCAGAAAGTATTCACTTGCAGTGGATGCGATGAAGAAACTGTATCTAACCCATCAGATGGTTATCACGGGGCAGGTAGGTATTGTCTACGATGCTACGACAGAGTATCTTTGAGTCATATGGCAAATCCTCCGTCTAAGTTACCTGACAAATTTCTTTCTAGGATGCTTTTAGATAATGCTGGGAACTCCTTTGAGATGAATAAAAGCAAAACACCAGCATCTTTGGAAATAGAACTTATAGGTTATGAGGATGATGATGTAGAAGAGTTTTGTCCGCCTAATGATTGGAGGATAGTCAGCGATGGGTCTTTGACTGAAGGTGGGGTGGAGATGGTTATGACCCCGAAAATAGGAGATTACATAGGGGAGTCTATAAAGGATGCTTGCGAATGGGCATCGGAGATGAATCTATCACCAGATGGTTCTTGTGGTGTTCATGTTCACACTAATGCTCTTGATTTAGGGGTAAGTGAAATGAAAGGTATAATACTTACAGTAAAAAAATTGGAAGATTTTATATATCAGATGGTTCCGCAATCTAGAGAATTTGAAAGATATTCTAAAAGAATGGCTGATTTTAAAAGTAAAGATTTATTAAAGATTGTTTCTGCGGGAGAATTATGCAAATTTTGGTATGAAGAGATGGGTAAAACGCAGGCATCAGATAGTAAATATAATGAATCAAGATATAGAGGTTTAAATGTACATTCGAGATTCTATATGGGAACGATTGAATATAGATATCACGAAGGGTCTAGAGATCCAAATAGAATATTTGAATGGACTAAGTTTTGTTTAGCTATAACAGATTTCGGTAAAAATTTACTCACAAAAGATAAGAAAATATTGAATATGTTTCT